GGTGGTACCCAGTACACCCTCACCGCGATCCTCACCACCCTCCTCTCGATCGCCGTCTACATGATCGTGTCTCGTGTGTCCACCCGCGTGTCCAAGCCCGCTCAGCCCGTCTTCGCGATTACCCGCTAATCGATTTGGGTTTACCCTTCATGAGCATCATTAGAACTAATCCAAAGACTAATATAGCAACGATGTACGTATACTCATTTTTCCATTCATAAACATCTGAAATTTCAGGGATGCTTATGTCTGTTTTTTCTTCATTCTCTTCAGGTGGGTCCACTTTTAGATTTTCCAATTTGTTAGTGGAACACTTTATTTCGAATTTGAGGATATGTGCTTGATTAACAAATGGATATGATGTGAGAACACCACTAGGATTGATATAGAAAAATTCAATTCTAAGATCCTTTATAATCTTTTGTGGCCCTGAATGAAAACGGTATACAACTGGATCATCCGAACCCCTGAATGATAATAAGTTTCCACCATTAAGAAGGAGGTGACCTGTAAAATGTGGTGTCCCATTTTGTAAGCTATCCTTCGGTGATCCAACATACACCGACTGGTTAAACTCATCCGAACCAGAAGTTAACCTCAAAACCAATGAATTGGGGCGAACCGGATTAGGACCTGTACCTGTAAAATTTGTTGGGATTTGAGCAGATACAAGTCGTATTTCTTCCACCTGATATATAGGGTTTTCTAGAGTAATGACATAGTTATTAGCATGTGGGTAAACCGTACCATCACGCTGACTACTGTCAATAGATAGGTTATGTACCTTCATTAAAATATAGGGACAATATTTTAATGAGTGTTTTTGTCTATGATATGTTAAAATTAATGAGACAGTGAGTGTGCCAAAGGGTTGCTCTGGAGCTGCCTCTTAGCAATGTCGAGAGTTCTCGAATTGGGGTTCTCATTACCCTTGTACGCATTGAACTGATGGTATGGTTTTTGTTTGTATTGCTGTGTCCACCCACCGTTGGCAGCATTCACACGACCGTCGATACGCGTCGTGTCCGACCTAACCGCGGTAAGAGCGCCACCCTGTTTTAGAGCAGACTCGCGAACATTCATACGACCAGCGTTACCCATACGGTTGGGCTTACCACGGCGATCCTCGGGGCGGAAACCATACTTCATGAGCTCTTCATTCGTCTTAGCTGTAACCTGGGCGGCAGCGCTATTCGTGTAAGCACCATGGTGACTATGGATGCCGGGAGCTGGGCGGTTGTAATATTCATACTGTGCATCATTGCGATCACTCTTGAAGCGTGTGGGATCTTGGGATATCGTCTGAGCAGGAACAAATCGCTTCGCGCCATTGAAGCCAAGACCATCCGCCCGAAGACCAGTCTCCGATCTGTTAGTGGTGCGCTTCGTCTTCTCATGCTCATTGCGAGGGACAACACCAGACATACCCTGAGCACGCCCAGGTACGGTAGGAAGCCTTGAAGGGAGATGAGCAGTCGTTTCTGGTTTGTTATGTGTAAGTTCACCCACCACAGCCGAACGACCACCTGTGATATCAGCAGCCGGTCCAGTTCGGCCTGGGAGAGTTGTCAGCCTGTATTCACCAACATTCACTGGATTAACCCTAAATAACTGTTGATGACCACCGGCTGCGGGAACGTGCGCACCCACACCCAGACCCGGTCCGACCAGGTTCTTTTCAACGGGAGAAAGATTGTTCATTCGACCATTGTCATACATACGGTTTCGCATGTTAAGGATCTCCTGACCACCACTCCTCTGCTGTTTAGAAATGTCTGCGAAAGTATCCATCTCTCGTTTACGGGGAACTTCCATCGTTGGTTCAAAGTTGTTTTCTTCCACAACTGGGGGAGTCTTTATAACCGGTACATCATTATCAATCTTAGGTGGAACTGACTTGGCACTTAAGTTGCGTCCAGCGTATACGAGACCGGCTACAGCCATAAGTGAAATAGGATCAGCCATTCTTACTTCTTACCTACATTTTTATTAACATATCTTTGCTGAAAAAGACCGTTCTGGAGTTCGGCTCGGGTACTCATCGGTTCATACGTAAGTGTGCGAAGGGGAACCTTACACTCCATGTTGGACAAGGGGAACAGGTTGCGCTCATAGGTTTGAACAATGTTCTTATTGAAACGGGTAGTCGATTGGGGGCGAAGTTCATCACTCGTGTTGATGTGCTGAGCTGGGGAACCCTTACCGGCCATGTATGGGGCGGTGCCATACAACATAGTATTGGGGCGGCATCCACCACAATTGAGGGTACTGGGCTGGGGGTACACAAAAACTTCATCAGTTGCCTTGACGGGGGGAATTGCACCCTTGTTTTGGACTATGGAAAGACCAGGTTGAAGCTGATACGCCATTTATTATTACATGAGAATATTATCTACCGAACATACCAGATCGCTTATCTCCACTCATATCAAGACCTTCGAACGCTTCAAGCTGAACACCGCGAGCATTGGGATTGCAGAAGCGAGTGTCACTCTTACACATCGGGCCATTCTTGGGACCATAAAGCCACTCAGCAAAAGCAGTTTGGTCTCCTGGAATTTTAGAAACAGATGTAGTCACAAATTGCCGATCAGCAGCATTTCGCAGATATTTGGGCATAGACGTTCGGGAACGCCCAGAATCATATGGGATACCACCAGTTGTATAATTTTGGATGTATGGTTTTACTGTGGCGTAATAACACGCTTCCAGACGATTAGGGGCATCCGTATAATCAGTCATGAGGACATTACCCATGGGGTTATCTTCTGTGGGTTTTTGACAACTGGCACTCTTCACACTCGATCCATAAGTCTCTTTCACAAGTTTAGACTTGTACAGAACATAAATCACGGCAATCACAGTGGCGCCCAGTACAAAAACACGAGGATCTCGACGGATCAGATAAAGAATGCAACTGACATAGATGATAAAACGAGAAGCAGCATTCACACGATCTTCTGGGGTTTGTTCAGAAGTCGGCCAGAACTGATTTATCTGGTCGGCCCGAGTGAGCTGCTGGGGATCGTCAAACCAGGCCTTCATTTAGTATATGTAGAGGTTTATTTTTTGGGTAGACCGCCTAGCATGCTACCCATCATCTTCATGAGTGCATCCTGATCAAGTTCACCTCCATCATTCTCCATCTTGTCAGCACATTCCTTAGCGATACCCTCGATCATCTTGAGTGTATCATCGGGAATGGAAGTGATCGTAGTACCGAGCATATACAAGGTCTGAAGATACTGCCAGGTCGCACCCTTCGTGTTGACAGACATACGCTCCCAGTACGACTTGATGTTGAGATCCTTCAGGAAGTCGATCGTCTCAATCTCCTTGAGTAGGAAGGATTCATCCTTGGTCGAAATCTTCTCTGCATAAGGAGTCACACCCTTCATGAAAGCGTCCACAACAAGGCGTGGGTTGGAACTCTTGAGTACGTCAAACGACGTCATCATCTTCTTAATGCCTTTTTCCTCTGGAAAAGTCTTGTGCAATTCCACAAGAAATTGACCCATCATATCATTGAAAGCAGTGACAGACGCCATTTTCTTATTCTATTGGTTTAATCTTTAAGTTTAGAAAGGTTCAGTGGAAATACTCTCTCGTTGACCTATCCCACCAGAGACGATGAAGAACACCAAAATCGCGTTAAGAGCCGCAGGCTTGGTATACTTGTTTAATTCGAGTTTACCCTCATTGTTCAGGTACGCTTTGAGATGAATGTACCCCGCAGTGATACCACCAGCAATGAGAGCGGCGCTCATCGGGTCGCGTAAATAATCGGAGATCTCCATTTAATTATACCTGGGATTTTTTGTACGCTGCTCTGGTGCATCACCGAAAAGGACATCATCCTCTTCCTGAGGCCGCTGCTGAACTTCATCAGTGACAACCTCAGACTCAGGCTCGGGAGCTTGAACACCTGGTACAGTCTTAAACTCATTTTCCAGGCCTGTAGGTTGGGGATCAGGACCACCCATAGGCTCAGGCTCAGGATCACCCATAGGCTCAGGATCACCCATAGGCTCAGGCTCGGGCTCGGGCTCCATCATTGGTTCGTCGAGTACGTCGGGGTCGATACCATCTTGAATCTCACCATCGAGAGAAATGTCTCGAGTTTCCTGAGACATGTATGTCTGGAGAATCTGTTGCACTGGAATCAACTCTTTTACGGTGCTCTCGATACAGGTGCAAAAACGCATCGTGAGTTTTTCATCACGCATGTATTCACTCTGTTCTTCATGGAAAATGTATGGGTCCTTGTAAAGATCCTTCGCGATGTTGTTGTAACATGTTTGAATGAAAACTTCTTCAGTTGGTAACTTCAGAGAAATCTTTTTGTTATCCGCCTTTAGACGAACCGAAGAAAGGATCTTTGTGCATGCGACGAAAACGGCAGCCAAGAGGTCACTGAACCACGCACATCGATCGGTAATATTGTCACTGTGTCTCTTAGACATAGCATTCGACCAGTTGGGAACCTCTTTAAGGATTTTCTGAAACATAATCAAAACCTGCTTTCCCTTGGAAGTCTTCACAGCTTCGTTGTACATTTCCTCGAACACTTCAATCATAGCTGGACACATGATGAGACAAAGCTGACCAAGATATTCCTTCTTAGCCTCTACCATAATACTCAAATTGTCCATTTATCATTAAAGATGGTTTTAAAATTATAAGTTCCTACGCACTTCTCCTGTATTTATTTGCAATTTTCTTGAGATTCATGAGATTGGGAAAATCTCCCTCTTCTTCTTGTTCAACTTTTTCTTTCTTCTTTTTTGGTTTTATCCATGTGATGTAAATGTCATGATCACTAACAAGTTGTACACTAAATCCACCTAAGGTAAACTGTCTCGCGACATATCTCGCTGCAGCTGAACGATCAAAAGTTGGATATCCAATAAGAAATGTTGGTACTGTCATAAAAAGTTGTTTATGTCCGAGTTCCACTGATTGTTTTATCTTTGCAGAAAATTGATCATATATTTTCCTGTAAATTTCTTTTCGGATCTGTTTACGCTTGTCATCTATCTTGACAACATCATTGATGCTCAACATTACAATTACTGTAATTTATTTTTCACAGATTCCAACTCAGTGCTACTGGGCATAGCTCCTTCCTTGACCAGTTCGTACTTGAGAAATTCTTTACCTTCAGAACCTTCTGTGAAAGGTGTGATATTTTGAGGCGCCTGAACACCGAGAGGTTGTGTTCTCAGAGAAATCAGGCGAACCTTCCCATTTTCAACTTCATACGAAGCCACTATAGAGAAACCATACGAAAATCCACCCTTCTTTATAGCCATGAACATACATTCATAAATGTCCTTCTCATCACCCTTATAATGCTTCATCGTTGTGGTCTCAATGATGTAGGTGCACAGTCCGGTGCGCTTGGAAATTTCTTTGTTCGCCATGAGAACAAATTCTTCCATCATATCATTATCAACCTTAACTTCCACCTTAGTGTACCCCGTGAGATCTGGTCTGGGGTCATCGAGTTTCACAGAGTCAACAGGCTTGGTATAGCCTGAGAGACCGAAGGTTTCAGTAAACTTCTCATGATTGGTCGTCAGAATGAGAACTACCAGGACCAGAACGAATGCAAGTAAATAGTTCATCTTTACTACTATGCGTTAATTTTTTTTTACAAAATACCCAATAGATATTAGATGTCTCTGCTGATATACAGCCCTCGGTGCAAACATTCTATGGATGTGATTGAGTATATCAACAAACACCAACAACTCAAACAGCTTGTACACTACCATAACATCAACACTCAGGGTATTCCTGACAATTACAGAAACAAAATCAATCGTGTACCGACCATGCTTACTAAGAATGGTAAAATTCTCGTTGGTAACGAAATAAAAAATTGGCTTGACTCCCTGTTACCCAAGAAAGAAATAGACCACGGGGGTATAGGTGGTATATCGTGTTCTATGTCGTCTCTGGATGGTAAAGACAACAATTCGAACATGTTTAGTCTAGATGAGTATGGTCAATCTCTTCAGCCCGCCATGACGAAAGAGCTCGAAGAAAAAATTAACCGTGATGTCTCTAAAGGTATGGCATACACAGATTTAAAGATGTGAAACGCTAATACGAGTAGATATGAAACTTGTAACAATTCAAGCTTCTGCTTTTAAGTCAACTTTCGAAGTTCTTAAAGATATCCTAAATGATGTGAACATCTATTTCAAATCAGATGGAATGTATATCGTCACCTTGGATACAGCGCGAACATCTCTCGTGGACATGTTCCTTTCAGCGGAAAATTTTGAAGAATATCATTGTGAACATGAAGAGATTATCGCTGGTATTAACATTTCAAATACTTTCAAACTTCTCAAGACAATCACAAACAATGATGTTCTTTCCATCGAAATCGTATCGAAAGAGTATATGAATATTGAAATCACCAGTGAATCCAAAAAGACGAGTACAAAATTTCAACTCAAACTCCTGGACATCAATGAAAGTCGAATTGAAGTTCCTGAGATTGAAATGTCTACAGTGACGACTCTCCCATCTACAGACTTTCAACGGCTCTGTCGTGATATGTCTAATATTGGAACGGATATCGAAATTAAACGAATCGGTAAAGAAATTCGTTTCAATTGTCAGGGGGACTTTGCTAACCAGGAAACATCTATAGAAACTCTCGACGAAAGTCAGGAAATATCAGGCCTCTACAGTCTCAAGTATCTGAATATCTTTACAAAGGCGACGAGTATGTGTGCGTCTGTGCAAATTATTCAAGAGACTGGAAATCGATTTCTCATTTTAAAGTACAACGTCGCCAACCTGGGTGAACTCAAGTTCTATCTAGCGACTAAGGTATCTGAAGATTAGTAGTGAAGTCGTCAAGTGTGGACAGTGTCTTCTTCATACCTAAGGTGTTCAAAAGAATGATCTTTGGAAACTTATCTTTGAGTGTTTCCTTGTCATAAAACAAAAAATGTTCGAGTGGTACTTTCTGACCATGGAAATCATTCCTTGGTCCTGAATACCGTTTCACCTTTTCAGTAATGTCTCGCATCGGCTTATCATCGTGGTCGACGATCTGTGCACTACTCAAAGGGATACTAAAATGCATCGCAGTGTCTTCACCCTGACCAGGTTTGAAATTAATGTCGCTTGAAATTGCGATGTATTTCTTACCGTTGAAATAATACTTTACACGGAGAATTGTGTACTTTACATTCTGTGGAATGATCGTGTGACGAAACTTCTTACCCGTCACATCCGTATAGTACTGATCCAAGATTTCATCTTTCCAATCTTTACTTTCTTCCATCCAAAAATCATCCTCAATCAAATAGTCCAAGTCGTGATCTACAGCGTACTCTAACTCCTCGGTTATGATAGAGTAGTCTCTAGGTGTGACAAGGTACTTGTAGAAGAAGAAAATACTACTTAAAACTTTGGTAAGCATCTCTTTATAAGGATGGAAGGTAATTTTTTAAGTAGA